CAGCAATGGTTGGTTTTGCAGCAATGGGAGATTATTTAAAAAATCCTATGTACTATCAACATAAATCAACAGAAGAAAAAATGTATCGTGCAATCGAAATGTCAGGTATAACTGGTTTAGTAGGAGATGTAAACTTTGCCTTAGAAGTTGTATCAGAAGGCATGTTTGATACACCAATGGGAGTAAGACCAATGATAGGTATACCAGGTAGGTTTGGAGAAGCCAATATTGCTGATGCAACAGGAGAATTTATTGGTCCAGCACCTGGAATGTTTGCTGATATAATACATGCATTAGGTACAGATGCTCCATTTGACGAAAAAGCGCAAACATTTAAGCGTTTAATTCCATTCAATAATTTGATATTCTTTGATGGATTGTTTAAAAAAATATACAATCAAGGAATAGAGGTACTAAGATGACAATAGCAACAGCTAAAAATACGCCAAGAAATACCTACACCGCTACAGGTGGACAAACAGTATTTACGATTGGTTTTGAATTTTTTGCCACAGGAGACATTAAAGTATTCCGTAATGGCACAGCACTAACCTATAATGCAGCGCCTAGTAGTGTTGCACAGTTTAGTGTACAAGGTACAACCAATGCTAGTGATAGTGCATATGAATTTGGAGCTGGAGGCACAGTAACTTTAGGTGCTGGTGCTACAGCAGATGACAGCATAGTAATTGTACGAGACATAACAGTAGAAAGAACCACAGACTTTACTCCAGCCGCATCGTTTGATGTAACTGCATTGAATACACAACTTGATGTATTGATGGCGATGATGGCAGAGAGAGAAGAAAGTACCTCAAGATCATTACGATTACCGTTAGCAGAAACAACTACAAACTTTGATATGCAGTTGCCTGTTAAAGCAACTAGAGCAAACAAAATATTAGAATTTGACAATGATGGTAATCCATCAGCAGCATTATCATCAACAAACTTTGCTACACTTGGAACAATTACATCTGATATAAGTGCGGTTGCAGCCGTAGCCAGTAATGTAACTACAGTCGCAGGAATTGCATCTAATGTAACTGCTGTTGCTGGAGATTCAACTGATATAGGTGCTGTTGCTGCTGTAGCTACTGAGATTGGTAGGCTTGGAACAAGTGATGCTGTAGCAGACTTAGCAATATTAGGTACTTCAGCCATCGTAACTGACATGGATTTACTAGCAACTTCTGCCAATGTTACAGCTATGGGCCATTTAGGTACATCAGCTAATGTAACAGCAATGGGATTATTAGGTACAAGTGCAGTTGTAGCAGACATGGCTTTACTAGGAACAAGTGATGTTGTAGCTGATATGGCGTTACTTGCAAACTCTGATGTTATAGCCGACATGGCTATACTAGCAACGTCTGACATTGTAAGCGACATCAACACACTTGCAACAAGCGATATAGTATCTGACTTAAATACATTGGCTACCTCAGATATAGTTTCAGACATTAATACGTTAGCCACATCAGCCATTGTTGCTGATTTAAATATACTGGCAACATCAGATATCGTTACAGATATAAATCTCTTAGCTACATCTGATGTTGTAAGCGACTTAAACACATTGGCTACTAGTGATTTTGTATCAGACTTAAACACATTAGCTAGCTCAACTGTAGTAAATAATATAGCAACCGTTGCCTCTAACGTAGCAGGGGTTAATAGTTTTGCTGCAAGATATAGAGTAACAAGTGGTGATCCAGGCTCTGACAATGATGCTGGTGATTTAAACTTTAATACCTCTAGCAATGTGCTAAAATTTTATAATGGTAGTGCATGGGTAACCATAGATAGTACGACAGCTTTAGGTAGTGAAGTTACAGGTACGTTACCTGTAGCCAATGGTGGTACAGGAGCTACATCACTTACAGCAAATGGCGTATTAATAGGTAATGGCACAGGAGCTGTAACGGCTGTTGATATGTCTACCAAAGGAAATATACTAGCAGGGGATGGCTCAGGCAATCCATCTGCACTCGCTGTAGGTACGAATGATTATGTACTGACAGCAGCAAGTGGTGAAACCACAGGATTAAAATGGGCATTGGCTGCGGCTGGTGCAACAGGTGGTGGTACGGACCAGGTGTTTTATGAAAACGCTAGAGTCATGACTACTAACTACACCATAACTTCTAGCAAATCAGCTAGTACTGTGGGACCATTAACTATTAATAGTGGTGTAACATTAACCATACCAAGTGGAGAGAGGTTAGTAATCTTATGACATGTAAAATTAATGCAGATACCAGTGATGGTTTAAAGATAGTATCAGATACTAGTGGTGCGGTAGAGATACAAACCAATGGCACAACTGTTGCGACTATTAACAGCAACGGAACTGTCGTAATACCTACAATTACTAACGGTACAGCAGTAGCAACCACATCAGGAACTGCGGTAGATTTTACGAGCATACCTAGTGGTGTTAAAAAAATTACAGTTTTATTTAATCAAGTTAAAACAAGTGCTGCTGGTTTAAGAATGTTACAAATAGGCACATCTAGCGGGTTAGTTACAAGTGGTTATATAAGTGCGGCAGGATACACTGGTTCTGGTGCTAGAGATGGTACTACATCTACAGCTGGTTTTATAATGGGAGATGGTGGTGCAACAGCAGATAAAACAGTAGGTTCAGCAGTTATACAAACTATAGGAAGTAATACTTGGTGTATGAGTAGTGTTACAAGTGATGGTGTAGCTGAGTATGTAAAAATGGGTGGTGGTTCTATAACTTTAGGTGGTGTATTAGATAGAATTCGTCTTACTAATGTAGGTGGACAAACTTTTGACCATGGTTCTGTAAACATAGCTTGGGAGTATTAAGATGGCAAGAAAAGAAATTAATGTAATAACAGGTGAAGTTACTGAACACGCAGATGATGCTCCAGTAGTTTATGAGTTTACTTATCAAGATAAAAGAAAATATGAATATCCATCGATTGGCGACCAGCTTGATGCTTTGTATCACGCAGGAGTATTCCCTACAGACATGGCAAATGCAATCAAAGCAATTAAAGACAAGTATCCAAAGGAGTAAACAATGGCACTAACATTACATGGCACAGTAGCAGATAACACAGCAGTCTTAGATAGAAGAAGTGCTAAGCCACTTATCATTAATGGTGATTTTGCGGTTGCACAAAGAGGAACAAGTGCTGATGGTACATCTGCTTACTTAATAGATAGATGGAAAAAACAAGCTGCTACAACAGGAAATGTTGCAGTATCACAGGATACTGATGCTCCAACTGGATTTATTAATTCGCAAAAAATGTTAGCTTCAGGTGCTTCTAGTTTTTTTCAAACAGGACAACAAATAGAATATAAGAATTTTTATCCTTTGCTAGGCAAAGCAGCATCTCTAAGTTTTTATTATAAATCTGATGTTGATGTAATTATTAGAATAAGAACAGGTACAAGCACAGCAGACTCGGTTGTATTATTTGCAGGTTCAGTAGCTTCAACAGCTACAGTTTCACCTAGTGCTGATTGGGTGCAGTATGTGCATAATTTTTCTGTAGCTACAAATGTTACTTCATTAAGTATTGAATTTGCAACAGGCACGTTAGCCAATACTGATTTTGTTTATTTAGCTGGAGTACAATTAGAACAAGGAACTTTCGATGCTAACAGCATAGCTCCTTTTCAACATGAATCTTTTGGTGATAATTTAGCAAGATGTCAAAGGTATTGCACAGCAATTACAAAAGAAGCAAACTATGGTCCTGTTATGATGGCACATGGTGTGGATGCTAATACAGCCAGAGGAGCATACTTTTTTAGAACACCGATGAGGTCAGCTCCAAGTTTTACAGCAACGGGAGATTTTATTCGTTCTTATGGTAGCTCAACAGCAGCTAGTAGTGCTACAGCAGTATCTACTCGATTTTCACATTCTATAGATTGGACTGTAAGTGGTGCTTTTGCTTTAGATGAAGGTATTTTAATTACTTTCAAGACAGGTGATGCAAGTTTAATTTATGATGCGGAGTTATAATGGACAAAGAGAATATAAGAACAGTTAAAAAATTACTGCCAGCGATGAGTGGAGAGGATACCACCGTTGTAAGAGTTACTTTACAAGATGATGCTTGGTGGGATGTACCAATGGTTAGTGATAATTCAAATTATCAAGTAGTACAAGCATGGGTAGCAGACGGTAACACCATAGCGGAGGCAGACTAATGGCACTAGTAATTAAAGG